CCCGGTGGGCTTGTAGTGAACGATTCTTCCGATGCTCGGCTTCATGGGGTCTCTCCGTTCTCGGGTTTGGGGTCGCGCTGCCGGCACCTGCCCTCGACCGTGTCGCGGTAGCGGTAAGCAGGTCCTCCGTCGTGACGTGACCCTCGGTCTCGTACGCGACACGGATGTGCGGTCGCAGGTCGTCGAACGCGCTGACCGGACAGCCGTGCTCGCTTGTCAGGAAGCTGACGACGTTGTCGACGAAGCGGCCGACCCGACCGGAGTAGTAGTCCGTCGCGTCGATCGTGTAGAGGATGTCGCCGTCGCCGTTGTCGTCGTGTCGCGTGAGGTGGATCATCACCCACCTCCCCGGACGCGTTTCGCGCGTCGCTTCCCGCGAGCGAGGTGCTCGTCGGCGGTAAGCGGCTTGTGGAAGCTCGGGTTCGCGGCGACGCACGCGTCGCACTGTCGGCCGTAGCCGTGATCGTGGCTGTGTCTCATGACGTTATTCTCCAACGAGTATCCGGGCAGAAGCACCCGACAGAGCGGCGGTCGCGGGACCGCCACTCCATCCGTGGCTCCTATCGCGGAACGCCGCTCGGCCCCTTCTGTGTCCCGGGATCTCCCGGCTCGACAAACGAGAACTTCGCGCCGCACGAGTCGCATTGATGATTGTGCGGCGGCTCGTTGATACGGCTCACCTTGAGGTGGAAGCAGCGTGACTGCTCGTACTCGTTCTGCCGCATGGCGTCCCACTCGGCGAGCCGCTCGCGGACGAACGCGCTCTGCTCGAGGGTGAGCTGGAGCTGGAACAGTCCCTCGGCAGGCTCGTCCCAGAGGGTTAGGAGCGCCTGGTCGTCGCTCGCGCCGACCTCGAAGCCCAGGTTGATGGTCCCGCCGTGGACGTTGACAAGGACGCTCTTCTTCGTGCTTGACATAATCGGTATCCTTCCAGAAGTATCGGAGCGGTGGTCTGACGTGGACCACCACGTGGTCCCTCATATATACCATATAACGGCGGCAATTGCAAGGTTTGGGGGCCCGTCACGACAAGATTACGGACAGCGTTTCGGGAGCGGTCGACCGGCCACCTTGAAGCGGAGCTTGACCGTGCTGACGGAGTGTCCGGTGAGCACTCGCACCTCAGCCCAAGTGAGGCCGTGCTTCTCGCGAAGGGTCGTTATCCAGTCCAGGTCGACGTGGACGCGGTGACCGGAGCGGCGGCGGCCATGCTCGCCTCGACACACCGGATGGTCGCACAGCGGGGGACCGCCTGTCGTGTCGGTGACGTAGTCCTGCTGACAGACGTAGCAGCATCGAACTATCGGGTCAGGTATCATCTCATCCCCGTGTCATGCGTTATATCAGCGCGATGTACTGACACCCTGAATTGTTTCGCGTCTTCTAGCGCGGCGGTGAGTGACGTGAAGGATGACGATTCGCACACCAGTTCGTCGCCGTCCTCGAGGCGCCAGATCCATGACATATTGTCTGCGTCGCTGTCGGGGGATATTACGATCCTGATTGTCAGCGACGACTCGTCTGAAAGGCGTTTCTTCTTCTCGTTTCGTCGCGTCAATTCCGGCTTGCACTCACGGCATGTCGTGCGCGGGCGGCCGATCCGAACGTCCTGCTCGAACTCAATTCCGCACGACGCGCACGACACGACGTTGTATTTTCGATACTGGCGATCCGAGATGGCGACTATGCAGTCGTCGCATACTGTTCTCGGATCGCCGTTCTGTGCCGGATGGCTGAAAACGGCGTCACATCGAAGACACTGAACTTCATACTCTTGACGGATGATTGCTGTCATAATCGGGGCATTATAACACAGTGCGGGGTCCGACGCAAGTGTTTTGTGGATCTGACATGCTGATCGAGTCGTTGAACTAACTAAGATGGGATTTTTGGATGGGCGAAGTTTTGATATCAGTGGGGGATAAATATTTAACTGCTACCCCCTTTAATTACTTTTCACCTCTCCCTCTCTTAAGAAGTATTAATAAAACGAAGTTGAAAGCAGTTCAGACCTCACATCTTCTGTTGATCCTAACCCACGACCATCACGCCACTTGGGCTGACGCGACGAAAGACGCTGATATACGCGTTACACGCTAGGATCACGCCACGTATTATTCGCGACAGGGTAAGAGTGACAGTTGTTACCTCCAGAATCGCGCGGCCACACGACGGGCGTCCGCCGACAGCGCGAGTCGGCGAAGAAAGGGCGCCCGTCACTCGATGACGAACTGCTCCTGCAAGATCTGCGCGGAGTTCGGCGCTGGGATGTGTGCGAAGATCGAGGCGACGCGCCCGCACGGACCGCATAGCGCACAACCGGCGGAGAACTATAGACCGTATTCCGATAAGACCGTCTGGAATAGGATGGAGCCGGCGCTCTACGAGAAGTTTCTCAGTACGCTGGAGCGTGTCGGTCTGCTCCGGATCGCGGCGGACGCCGTTGGGGTGAAGGTCAACAGGATCCAGGATTATCGTAGAGAGCATCCGGAGTTCGACGAGATGGTCATCGATGCTATCGGGCGCCACGCCGACAACTGCGTCGCCAGGATCCAGTCGATCGCCCTCGACGGCACGAAGAAGCCGCTGATCGGCGGTAAGGACCGCGACCAGATCGTCGCGTATGAGACCCGCCATCCGGAGCGTTTGCTCGAGCTATTCCTGCTTAAGCATGACTCGTCATATAACCCGAAGCAGACCGTGTCGGTCGAGCAGCAGCCGAGTAGCGACATGAGGGTCGACTTCCCGTTCCACTCGATGAGTAAGAAGGCGCGATATGCGCTCAGGTTGCTCCTCGAGGTCCTCGCCGAAGAGCAGGACGACAAGGTGATCAAGGGTGAGTAGTAGCACTCCACACCTGAGTCGATTTCATATGCCGGCGGCGGCGAATAGGGGGAGCAGTAACTACCCGGAGCCGATCAGGCGGGCGATGATGAACCCGTATGAGGCGCTTCAGGCACTGGACGTGTACGACGCCGAGGACTCGCTGCTCAGCTACACGAGGATGATGTGGCGCGAGCTGGAGCCGAAGAGGGAACTCGTCACGGGATGGGCGCTCGACGCTATCGTTGATCACCTGGAGGCGGTCGAGGCGGGTCATATCAAGAGGCTGCTGATCAACGTCCCGCCGGGATTCATGAAGTCGATGCAGACGTCGGTCTTCTTCCCGTCGTGGTGTTGGGGGCCGAGGAACCGGCCTGACCTCCGTTTCATCTGCGCGTCGTACTCGCAGGCGTTGACACTGCGCGACAACCGTCGGTGTCGGCAGTTGATAGCGTCGTCCAGATACCAGGAGAGCTGGGGAGACCGCTACCAGATCAGTTCTGACCAGGACACGAAGAGCAAGTTCGAGAACGATCGTCGAGGATGGAAACTTGCGACGTCGGTGAGGGGCCTCGGCACCGGCGAGCGCGGCGACGTGTTCATCATCGACGACCCGCACAACGTCAAGGACGGCGACAGCGACAAGGTCCGGGAGAGCACTCTCCAGTGGTTCACGGAGGTGGTCCCGACGCGCGTCAACGACGCAGACGACAGCGTCTTGCTGGTGATCATGCAGCGCGTCCACCAGAAGGACGTCAGCGGGCTTATCATCTCGAAGGAGCTCGGCTACGATCACCTCTGCATCCCGATGAACTTCGAGCGCGAGTCGGAGATCCGCTCGCGTACCTACCTTAATTTCGTGGACCCGCGCGAGGACGAGGGACAGCTCGCCTGGCCAGAGCGCTTCAGCGCTGACGCCGTGAAGACCTTGAAGAAGACGCTGTCTGCGACGGGCGGCGACTACGCGGTGTCGGGTCAGCTCCAGCAGCGGCCGACGCCACGAGGCGGAGGGAAGTTCAAGAAGTCCTGGTGGAGGTTCTTCAGGACCGAGGCGAACGACACGTTTGGCGACGTCGCGCCGCGACCAGCCGGATGTTGGGACGGTCCGGCCGTCCCGCTGCCGTCGGACTTCGATACGGCGTTCGTGTCCTCCGACTGCGGGTTCCGCGATAACACGAATAACTCGCGCGTCAGTCACCTCGTCCTGGGCTTTGACGGACCATACTGTTTCGTGCTCGACAACGTGACCGAGCATCAGGACTTTCTGCAGACGGTCGAGTGTATCGCGACGGTCGATCCGGTGACCGAGAACCTCACGGGTGGACTGCTCCACAAGTGGAAGGACATCGTCGACGGAGCCCTGGTCGAGGGTAAGGCGAACGGCGACGCGGTCGTCAACACACTGAGCCGCAACATCGCCGGGATAATCACCATCGACCCGGAGGGCGGGAAGCAGTCGCGGGCGAACGCGATTGTCCTCCCAGTGCGCTCCGGTCACGTCCTACTCCCTGACGGCGCGCCGTGGCTCGACGACTTCGTTGACGAGCTCGCCAATTTCCCGGTCGGTACTCATGACGATCAGGTGGACGCTCTGTCGCAGGGTATCATCTACACGATCGAGAATCAGGACGAGCTGACCGCGTTGTGGATGTCGAAGCTATGATTGTCCTGGAGCAGG